CACCAATGTTACCCAAAAGTAGGGCAGTAAGAGTAGAGAATCCTCCCCAAAACCATGCTCTCATTTTGAGAAAGAATATATCTGCTGAATGCGCTCTAGATTGATTATACATATAGTCGCTATCGGACATACCCATAATATCGCTTAACATTCATAGCCCTCACTGTAACCCTACTAAGAAATCACTACTGATTTCATTTTCCTGTTGCGGAGCAACAACCTGTTGATAACTCGGTTGATTAAACGGACTAGTGCCAAAAGAATTATTGTATTGCTTTGCGCTTTCCAATAACTTTGTTCTTTGTTCAGCATCTCTAGCCTTTCTAGCCCAAAACGCTGCAATCTTTCTATCTAAAAGCATCAATTCAATTCTATCATTCAATGCTAGGTCAAATAATGCCTTCATTATCATAATAGAACCTATTGTTCCTAATCCGAATAAGACTGAATGCGCTAGTGGGCCATAAGGGAAGTTTACGCCTATCTTCGCATATGTGAATACATTTGCCCCACTAAGCGTTCCTACGAATAGGATAGTCATTACTAGTCTAGTGTCTTGATTTAATACTGCCATTCTAAAACCCTCAAGCGAACTCTACGGAAACATTCGCAGTTGAAGAACCTGCTTCGGTAATCTCTAGGAATATACCACTTCTACAAAGAACTCCATGCATATCGTATTCGATATTGTAATCCCCTGTATTATCGTAGTATATCCTAGCGACTTCCGTTCCAGTGTTATCCGTTCCGTCAAAGACTTTTACGGTAACAGCGGAGTTAGACGCAATAGTAATTGCTGCGTGAATGCTAATTAGTTTAGCACCTTCTTTGCTAATTATCTTACTTGCGCCTTGAACACCGCTACTTCTACAACCTGCGAAACCCATATTCAGTTCTCCTGTTTAGGTTCTTACCAGTCATTCTATTTAATTCCCCTGCTGATTAGAAAGTTATTCTTTCTTTTCAGTGGTGGCTTTAGTAGAAGAAGGCTTCCTTCCTCTCTTAGCAACAGGCTTTGGAATCAATATTGCAATTGCGTCTTTAGCAGACTCAATCTCATGTTCCGGAAGCATTGCTCTTTTTAGAGAGGAAAGTTGCCCTTCTGTCAGATTATCAAAATACTCTTTGTCAGACTTATCAAAAGAAAGCAATAGGTCAGGATGTCCCATTGCGCTTACTGCCCATGCAGTAGGCACTTCTATTGTTTCTTCTTTACTAGAAAGTCTAACTCTTTCAAACCCTAGTGTGCATTCAAATCTTCTTAGTTTTGATTCGGGGCTGATTTGCATCTTTGCCATGCTAATCACCTCAAATTAAACCGTAAACTCTTAGCCTTACAATACCTTCATCACCAGTTCCTGCTTGCTCTGTTAATCCAGTATTTAGAGCAAGTTTGAAACTGCTAGACGATTCGTATTCTCCAGTAGAGGAGACAACCACTAAAGCATTGTTATCTAGTCCTTCCTGTCCTGTAACTGTTACTTGAGTAATGGTTTCTAATCCACAGGATGCTGCTGTTACTGTTACACCACCTGCCACATAAGCAGTAATGTTTACAATAACATCACACATATACTCATCACCAACAACTCTAGGAGTAGTGAACCCTTTATGGTCTGCTAAAATTGTAACTGTATGTGTCAACTAAAACACCTCATTGTAGGTTAGTAATCTTGCCTTGACCCTTGAAGAAAGAACATCCAACTTCTGCAATGGTTCTGTAAAGCCCAGTGTTACCTAGTCTTGCAACACCGAATGGGTTGCCGTTGGTAATACCGTCTTCTAGATATTGAGTTGGCTTCATAACAGACAACCAAATGTGGTCAGTATCTAGGAACAATAGGTCAGAAATTCCAGTAACAGTAGAATGTGTTGTGGATGGCATATCCTTTACTGGGATTAGTGGGATGTCATAGTATGTTGAAACTCTAAATCCAACTTCTGCACCCTTAACTCCACGAACACCGTTAACAGTTGGGACAATCTCCTTTCTATCCATGAATCTTTCTTGCGCTTGCAATAGGTCTGCAAGTGCTTGAATTGTATCATATCCAGTTAGGATAACCTTTGGAGAACCACCTTCTAGTCTCAAATCTCTAATCATGTTGTTAAGTCTAGTTAGTGTGAAGTTTCTAACTTCTGCTGCCAAATATCCGTCACCGAAGTCAACTACTGAATCTAGGAAAGTTCCGTTACCGGAGTTACTTCTAGTAGTTCCGAAGATTTTGTGTAGGTTTGCAGTTGCAGCAGTATCTGTGTAAAGAGCATCAGCATCTCCAGTGTTAATCTCTGATTCAGAAGAAACAACTCTCATTAGAGAAGTATAGTTGTTTTCAATTCCTGTTGTCAAAGCAGCGGATTCACCATAAAGTTCCATAGGCATAACTAGCATTTTGTTTTGCATTTCTGCGTGATGCTTACCCATGTCTTCTCTCATTTGCGCTCTTAGGTCGCCAATTCCGTCATCAATCTTTGCCATCTCAATTGCAATTTCAGAGAACTCGAATTGATGTGCAATAGTCTTAGGAGAAAGACTTAGTTGTTCATACACTGGAGCAATAGCCTGAAGTGGGCCAGTTCCTAGTGCTTGGTTTTCTGCTACACCACCAATTAGGTCAGCCTTTGTTGTTGCTGCACCAATTGTTCCAGTCTTTCCAACTGATAGTTTAGCACTTGAGCCACCCGCAGGTCTTTCTTTCAAAACTCTCCAACCACTAGAGGAGTAAGGCCTCTTGGAAATCATGGAAAGTGCGTTGCATTCTCTGTTTAGCATAGACCAAACCTTTTGTCCGTAAACTAGATTGTAAAGGTTTGCTAGTCTGTCAGTAGTAACAGCGGTTTGCGCTCCATCGTGAGTAGCGTGAATACCACTAATTGCTCCTGCTGCTTTCAACAGGTCATTACCTGCGAATCCTGCATGGTGTAGTCCGTAACTTTGTGCTTCTAAATCTGATATTGTGTTAATGTAACCCATAATAATCACCTCAATTGTTTCCTCCAACTAGTCTGTGAACATCTGCCCAATCCATTGAGGCAATGTCGTTCATAGATGGAATGTTTGCTCTTGCTGTTTCTTGAGCCTTAATGATAGAATCTCTTTCAGCAGTAAGAGACTTTCTTAGTTCGCTAAACTCTTCCTTTAGGGAAGCAATCTCGCTCTTTGCATCATAGTTTGCTTTTGCAATTGCGCTCTCTCTTGATGCAATTTCTTTGTTGAATCTGTTCTCGAATGACTTTTGTAGTTCTCCGAAAGCCAACTTCTCTAGTTGTTCTGCTTTGAAAGCCTCGTAAGCATTATCAATGTTTTCGTTAGATAGGTTTAGAGAAGAAATCTCTTCGTTACCGAATGACTTTACTACTGGTAGGTCAGAAGCCTTTGGACTTCCGTTCTCAATAATAACTCTGTCAGATGGCTCTCCAATCTCTACTGGGCTTCCTGCTACATCTACTTCGCCTTTGCTTTCCATATCGTAGCCACCCTTTTCGTATTGACCCATTGTCTCTACTTCATCTTTAGATGAATCCATAGTATCTACTTCATCTTCCATCTTTTCTTCATTCAATTCTTCCTTACGGAGAGTATTAACCTCTGCCATAAGTGCGTCCAATTCTGCCAATGCCTTTTCCATTTTGCTCATTGTATCACCTGTTTTTTCTTGTTTTAATATGTCAAATTTCGCTTCGGGATTAATTCCTTTTTCGCATATAGTTACTTCGTGTAGTTCCAGTTTACTAATCTCGTTGTATTCTCCTAATTCGGGATGAGATTTTTTCACCTTCTGTAACGCTTGACCTCCTATGCTAAAACTTCTTAACGAACCTTTGCGAATTCCCCTGTTTATTTCCTTTGCTTTTTCTATATCATCACGGAGTTTTATTACTACAAAGAAGCCCACATCGTCTACTTCTGTTTTCCATATCCTCCCCGTTTTATCTCTGTATGACTTTACTACTTCTCCAACTTGAACATTAGAATGGTTTGTCATTACATTCCTGAATCTATCTCTCTCCATAAATTTTTGAACTGCTTCGTTTAATGCTTTGAGTGTAATTAAATCGTTTTGTTTGTCTACGATTTCAATACTTGCATATCCTCCTATCATTAAGTCATCGCTTTTTAATATCCGAAACTCATCAGTTCTTTCCGCTTTTAGCATTAGTGCCATTTGCTTCTCCCTCCTCTTTTATCAACTACTATTTAAAGAACATGGTTATTTTGGTATTTGCTCCTTTGCATATTTATCCTCATAAATGTTCCACAGACCCTCATCTCCGTCTTTATCAGCAGGTTTCTGTTTATACCCAGTCCATGCCAACCACATTTTATTTCCCTTTACTGGTAAATACCTAACATGGAATTTAGTTTGGAACTTATTCCCTTCTAGGAAATATTCGTGATAGCCATTTCTTTGAACGCCTAATTCTACTGTTCCTTTATCTACTACCTTTCCTCTTTCTATTGTTTTAGCAACTTCAGCAGGATATTTACCTGCTTTACCGAATAGATTGAATATGTCTGATGTTTCTTCTAAATCAATATACCAACTGATAGTTTCATCACCTAATGACATAGAGATGTTTAAATTCCCATCTTCTCTATCATATATTTTGAATTCGCCAGTTCTATATTCTTCAGGAGTTTTGTATTGTTTTAGTATCTCTTTATCTTCTTCAGACTCTTGTGCTATTCTGCTAGGGTCTGCTTTATACTTTTTATTGGAAAATATAATTCCGTCATTTCTCCTAGTCTTTAACCACTGAACTAGTTCTTTAGGATTAGAATTCACAGTATCTTCTAATAGAGAAGGATGATTCTTTCCTAAGAACATCATAATTTCTCTTAAGTCCTTATCCCCATTTTCTTTTAGGAATTGGTATAGAGCATTAAACATATCATGGTTTTTCCCTTTCATTATTTCTATCGCTGCGTTTTTCCAAACATCCAAATCAGCAATAGCATTCTTAGACATTAGATTATTTTCTTCGAATCCATAGATAGTAAAGCCATCCATTTCTCCTTTCATAATCAATGTAGTTTCTCCGTGAATATAATCAGTAATCTTAATTCCTTTCTTTAGGCTCTCTAAACTGTAATCAACTGCTTTCTTAGTTTCTTTCTCTACTAATAGTTCTAGAGTAATTGGCTTATCGGGTAGTTCTACTTCAGGAACTTCTACTAGTTTAGCAGAATATATAGACAGTTTACCATTAACAGACTTTACTTCACTAACAGTAACTCTAACTATATCTCCAACCTCTACTTCTGTATCTGCGCTAACTACTTTACCTACATTTTCATAAAGAACATCATTTATTTCTTTACTAGATTTTGTTTCCTCTGTAATTGGCCCTGTTCCTAGAGAGTAAGTAAACTTAGAATTAGATTTCTTTTTATCTAATACTATCAAATCTAAATCAATAAAGTTCTTCCACTTAATCCACTTAGGGTTCTTCTTTGTTCCTATGTAGTAAGTAGAGGTTGAATCCTTAATGACTACTCCTTCAGCAGTAGGCATTTCCATAATTTCCTTAGAGTAAGTTTTGATATCTTCCATATTGTCTGCCATTCTAGTATCTTTCTTTGAAGGATATGCTAACTCTTCACTTGAATGAGTAGAATAGTTATTGAAAAGGATTGTAATTCTCTTTTCCAATTCTTCATCTGCTAAGTCTTGGTCTTCATGTCGCATAATATCAAATACATGGCATCTTAGTTTCCCATCTTCTTTTTCTTTATCTAAATGAGATATTGTTTCTGCCCTTCCCATAGCCTTATCATCTACGAATAAAATAAGTTGAGCATCTAGAATACAGTTACCGTATTTCTTTTCCTGTAATTCTTTTACTTGGTCTTTACACTTTTCTGTAATATCTTTACCACTAAAATCAAACACCTTAACATTAGAATCTATTTTGTGTAGTTGGACTCTTAGACCATCATATTTTTCTTGAATAACCCAGTTACCACTGAAACCTTTCAATTCATTAATATCTTCTAAATCAAATATTCTATACATTGGTTTGTTAGGAATTAAGAAGTCACCTTCGGCTTTTTCTGCCTTTTCTATTTCAGTAAGTTCTTCCAGTTCTTCTTCATCATACTTAGAGAAGTAAAGTAACTCTAACATATCTAATGCTTGTTTTACTTTCTTTTCTACTTGCTTAGAGTCTTTCCCATCTCCATAGTGTTCAATAATGTAAAGAGCAATATCTTCTTCTTGTAAATCCAATCCTTCTAGTCCTTCAGTAATAGTATCTTCTTCCATATCCTTGATAGACCATACTTCTTTAGGGAGGGATTTTGAATCTGCTCTAAGTGCATAGTGAACGAATTTAACCATCATTTCAGGAGATTCAAGTAGTGCTTCCAATACTCCTTTACCGAATCTTTTAGCAAATGGGTCATCTACTAATTCAGAAGCATATCTTAATTCTTTTATTCCCTCATATATTCTCCTAGCGATTTCTGATTGTGGATTATTTGCATCTTT